CAGAGTCCAAGACAACTGACGTTCGCGCGGGCCTGGACTCGGAGTCGGAGTCCAAGACAGCCGACGGGCGCCCGCGGGCCGGGCTCAGACTCCGAGTCCAAGACAGTTGGCCGCGCCGGGGGGCCGGCTCCGCCTCCGAGTCCGCGAATCGAAGTGAGGCTTAGGGGACTCGGAGGGCGCTCGGCCGGGAAACTACCTCACTTCGATCTGAACACAAAATGTCCACACAAGACTTTGATGAGTGGATCAATACCACAGAAGACTCTCAACCCACAAACCCTCACCATCAACCCACGTGGGTCGACGCGTCGAGTCGGGAGGTCATGGAGCCTAAGGAGGAGGACGTAAAGGCGATGCGTGCGATCCTTGCCGATGCAGTGTTGCTCTTCGCGAAGAGGCAGGTAAACGTTGTTGCTAGTTGTTTCCAGGAGAAGGACTCAGACTGGCAGCTTGCGTTGAGTGAGGCTGTGGTTCTTAGGGATCACCCACACCTCCAGAACTGCTCTCAGTCCGACGCAGTCTTCTTCATCCGGATGACCGAGGTGTTCCAGAAGAAAGACGACGAGAACATGGGGTCCGCCGCGCGAGTCTTCATAGCTCCTGTGATTCTCACACGGAACCCAGTAAACTCGATGCTCCCCTTCAACATTCGTTTCTGGAGCAGTGTTGGTCCGGGTTGGCATGGCTCCGAGGCGGCCAACGCCAGGTCTAACCCTCGCGACGTTGCACCGATCACCCAGTGCATCCTAGACTGCCTTGATGACGCCATGATGAACCAGATGCCAGCAATCCAGGAGGTGACAGAGTAGGGAGGCGCGATGGACAGTTAAACACCACTAGACACCTTCTTAGCACGCAACACGTCTTCACGCACAAGCTGGTTTACTGGATATAAGAATGTCCTTTTTGAAGATAAGAACTTGCGCTGCATTGCGCGGATCTTCGCCCTCTTTGACGCACAAAACGAACCCGCCGGCACTTTGCACCTAAACCGACGCGCCATTCTCGTCGTCTGACAAGGCTAAGATGTCATTCAACGTTGGCTCTGAGATCGCAACGGCGAACCACTTCGTCGGTCTTGTGGGTGGCCACCAGCGCGCTGAGATCCACGAGGGTGTGGTGAACGAGGACAACCGTCGTAAGTTCTGGATCAGCCACATGCTCCCTGTGCTCACCGAGGAGTTCCTCGACAAGGTGATTGGCCAGCCCTATGTTCGCTTCCGTCTCCACGGCGAGGATCCCAATGAGAAGCCCCGCCACACCGCGGTCTTTCAGTCCTTTGCATACCTCTGCGCGCCTCTGCCCACCCTGGCTGCGCGCCACATGCCGTGGCAATTTCGCTTTATCCTTGCCAAGGACAAGCGTGGCGTGCTGGAGTCTTCGCTCACCACGGACAACAGGCTTCGCAGCCAGGTCTTTGACAAGGCTGGGTGGGTCTTCTGGATCACCAAGGACGGCTTCTGCCTCGCACCCAAGACGATCTGTGAGGAGCTCTCGGACATCTCAGCCATGCAGTCCATTTGGCTGAAGGTCCGCGACGACTTCGAGTTCACCCCTGAGATTGCTGCTCGCTACTGGGCCGAGGAGCAGGAGCTGGGGACGGAGGCCCTGCCTGAGCCACCGAAGGTCGAGCGCCAGTCTGGGCACCCGTGTGAGTAGGGAGGGGGTAGCTACCACCCTTGTAGTAGAGGAATGCATGCAACGAAACAGTAAGGAGGTGTGTGCGCGTCGCGTCGCGCTCGCGGGCTGCCTTTTGAAGAAGCCTTATGATTGCCAGAAGGCTCTCGTCGTAAGTTCCTTCCGCGTCGGCTTCTTCTGCAATCTCTACAAAGCCAGCCTTTGGGATGCGGATGCGAAGCATTCTATCGCTCTACGTCACATTGTAAAAAGGCGATATCATCGGAAATGGAGCAGGCTGAAAACACTCGAGATAAGATCGTGGACACACAGCGAACCATCGAGAGGGGACAAGCATCGATTGATTCACTGAGACATACATTACAGGAATACCTCGGTATACTTGAATGGCAAAGGGGGCAGTTGGCAAACCTCAAGGGCGAGAGAGACATGCGGCGTTTCGGTGGTGAAGCATTGCATAGGAGGATGGGCCTTGAGCGAGATATCCTTAATCTAGAAGACTCGATACTCGAAAATGAGCAACACGTGGCTCAACATCGACAGCAAATCAGCAACTTTGAACAAAGACTCGAGGAATACAAGAAATTGCTCCAAGAACTCCAAGTACTTGAACAAAGTCTCGATGAAAAAAAGAAACGGCTCAGAGGCGAGGGAAAACCCGATGGCGACCCCAGGATCTTTTCGGAACGCGAGGCACTTGCCGCGCTGATGAGGACACGGAAGATCTACGGTAAGTATTTTGGCCCTGGAGGGACCGTTCGGAAATCAGACGACAACCCCCTGCTGAACGGACCCCGCGGCCCGCTGAGCGACGCCAGCGTTAAGCGCATCAAGTACATCCTTCAGCAAGCTATTGCAAGGCGTTACAGGACTTATAAGGCAATCAAGGCGGACCACCACATCGAAATCAAGCCCCCCAACCCTGACCAGAAGAACCGTCCCCGCGCCGAGCTCGAGGCGCGCAAGGAGCTCGCAAAGGCTAGAATGGAAGCGCCACCGGTTTCCCACCACAAGATGGAAGGGGGGCGCAGGGCGTTCAGTCAAAAGTCGTCGTACGTGCGGAAGCTCATCGCAGCCGGTGAGGCTCGTGGGCCCACGAACTACAGAAAGTATATGGCAAGGGGTGGCTCGTCTGATACGGAGTCTGACGAGTCGGATGAAGGTTCCCAGTTTAGGCGAAGCATGAGGGCGTTTAAGAGGGCGAGAGTGCAACGCTAGGCCAGTCCGTTGTCAGCCTTGAACTTCCTTAGCTCCTCTCTGGCTGCGTCAAGCTGCTCCTGTCGTTCCTGTTGATCCTCTTCAAAAGACGCCTGTTGATCTTCAGGTAGAAGGTCACTTGCCTTCAGCTCTTCAGCCTTCCGCATGGCCTCCTCAATGGCCTTGATTCTTATAATCATCATATTTACCATATTGATGGTCTCTCTGGCAAATGCCGCTGCCATCCCACCGCCACCACCGCCGCCACCGCCACCACCGCCGTCGTTGGGAAACGCGGCTTGTGGTGGCAAAAAGAGCGGCTCTTCAGGTTGGAATGGGTCATAATCCTCTGGCTTTGGCTTTCCGCTGCCCTCAAGAGCAGGCGGTGGTAGATCGACCTTTTTCTGCTTTGGGTTCTTGATCGCCTCAACAGAAGCTACTGCCTGTTGTTTGCTCTGTTCGCTCTGTTGTAGCATTTCGCTTGGAACGGTTTGTGCCCGACCGTATTCTTGAAACTTTCCAGACCGTTGCACGGTTTTGATCAGCTTCATGGCTTCCTTGTCGTATGGTTCGCTCGACTTGTCATGGACGACGTTGTTCAAGAGTGTATTAAACAGTCCGGCTTTCGAAGCATTCCATTCATTAAGCGGCACTCCTTCTCGCTGGTTCAGTGGGTGTAACTCACGCACCTCTGCTGCAATGCCTCGTTCATGAGGTGTAGACCCACCGCGCAGCCCAGGCGCAGACACAAAGAAGGAAGGATCCAACCGCTCAAAGCGAGGCGGCGGCAGCCCCAGCCTCTGTCGAAGACGCGCGATCAGGGCAAAAGGAGGGTAGTTTTCAGCCGAGAACTCAGGCATGCCCCTGCCCCTCTTCGAGCCCACTGGAGGGTCTGGAGGCGCAGGATCATCAGGATCGCGAGGTGGGACCGGAGCCATGTCTGGACCACCAACCTCTCCGTGCCGAGGCTGCACAGGAGCAGCAGCGGCGGCAGCAGCAGCCGGGGCAGCGGCAGCAGCAGCAGCCGGGGCAGCAGCAGCAGCTTCATCAGGGTCTGCGCGCCTGCGTCGCTTTCCTGATGGCGTCCCTGAAGGATCTAATGCTGCCTCATCACCCCCCGCCTCTTCCACAGCCGCAGCTGCCATGGCTGCTGCCGCAGGCGAGTACGGAGACCGCGCAGGTGGCGGTCCAGCGCGCGCAGACGCAGGCCCGCCATAAACGGGTCCGTCATCTGGGTCCTCTCCCGGTGGAGGTGCTTGATACGCATAAGGCAGGCCTGGGCCGCCGCCGCCACCGCCGCCGCCACCGCCGCCGCCGCCTCCGCCGGGGACAGGGAAGCGGCGGGGGCCTATGATTAATTGTATGCCAGGAGGCTCATAGCGCTGCAACCGGCTCAATTCGCGTGATGTGTCTAGCTCCTCAAATTCTGATCTGCTTGACTCCTCTGGGCTATCCCCCGCCACACTTGATGCTCTATCTGCGTAGCCCCCAGTTTCGAGACGCCTTTCTATGTTTTCGATTCTAACCTGGTTGAAAGCAAGCTGTTTTGAGATCTTGTCCAGCTGTTCTTTCATGCCCTCCAGCCGTGCCTGTGCTCGTGGCAGATTAGGGCTGTCAGGGTTTCTCCGGATCTTATCTTCCAAATCCCGGATCCTATCGAGCAGAACATCCTGCGACGACTCCTGAAGCCTGATATCTTCCCGGATATCCTGCATATCCGTAATTAGATCACTCCTTATGAGTCCGTCGTTTCCGTTGCTGTACGAGTAGTCGTCATCGTTCGCGTCATCCTCCTCGACCTCGTTCTCCTCATCCTGCTTCTCGTCATCAGCCATAGTCGCCGCTGGTAGAGTGAGAGTGTGGTGATAAAGGGATGCACTCAAGGGCTACACCTTGAACCTTCGCTCATAGGCTTTTATGTTTGCTTTGAGGCTTGGCGAGTCTCCCCATAAGAGGTAGTAGGAAAGATAGCCGGCCTTCTCGGGGTCCCGTGTCGCCAAGTCTTTCTTGTGGCGCTCGCGATATCGAGCACGCTGCTCCTTGTCTTTTGTGATGGTATAGTCGTCCATCCCTTTTGCCCCGAACGACGTCGTCTTCCCACTCTTGAACTCAGCGGTCCACTTGTGCTTACCGTCATTGGCGGGATAGACCTTCATCGTGCTACGTCACCATGACCCGTAGAGAGCGCTATCTAAAGTCTAAAGGCTTACCCGACAGGTCTTACAGCATCAAGGAGCTTTCGACCATTTCCGGGGTCGCGCCGGCGACGCTCCAGAAAGTCTATAACCGCGGCATTGGTGCCTACCGTACCAACCCCACGTCAGTCAGGATGAAGGGTTCGTTCAAAAAGAACGTGGCTGCCCCGCGAAGCCAGAAGCTAAGCAAGGAGCAGTGGGCCATGGCGCGCGTCTACTCTTTTCTGGACGGTAACCCTAAACACGATAACGACCTTAGGTGATGTGCACCCTACTCCTCGTCGTCGTAGGCCCCCGCCGCCCCCGTGGCCGAGCGCGAGAGCGCCCGGAAGCTGCTTGAGCCGATGCTTGAGCTGGAGCTGCTGCCGCCGCCCGTGATGTTGCGCGTGGGCATCTGGCCAGGCTCAATGTCCCACTCCTCCGCCGCCGCGAGGCTCGCCGGGCTCGGGCCGCCGCCCGCGGCCGCCACGCTGTCCACCGTAATGCGGCGCTTGGGCGCGGGCGGCGGCGCCCCCGCGACCGTGTCCTCCAGAGGCTTGCCCGACTCGTGGGGGTCGCGCATGAAGCCATCGGGAAGGGCGTGCGCGCCGCCGTGGCCGTCGCTCTCGCCGCCCGCGCCGCCCTCCACGTTCTCGAAGATGACGTGGTCCAGGGCCAGGGTGATCATGAAGCCTCCGCCCACGTTGGTCCAGTAGGCCGGGCGGATCACGGCGTGGTGAACCACGCACTTGCTCGCCATGTCGCCCGGGCCAATGTAGCGCACGTGGCCGCTGCCGGCGCGCCGCGCGTCGCCCAGAGAGAAGATGGGCATGGTGTCGCGCACGATGGGCATGCTTGAGCCCTTGAAGTCGGGCGCCGTGTGGCCCGTGACCTTAGAGAAGCGCGTGGCGGAGGCCGGCAGCGCCTCGGTGCGCGGCGCCCACGAGACGCCGCTCACGTACGCGCCGCGCGGGCCCTCGCTCGTCTGCACCGCCTCGACCTCCATGGTGCGGCCGTTGATGCGCAGGGACAGGCGCGAGTCGTAGATGGGGTTGCCGCAGGCGTCGTAGGGCGCCAGCCGCTTGGGGCGCTTGAGCGCGATGGAGCTAGGGTTCTTGAGGATGAAGTCGTACTCGGCGGGGCCGAAGATCTTGGAGGCGTTCTCCACAATGAACTTGTCGAACATCGTGTCAAGGTCGTTGAGGCTCTCCCACACGCGCTTGTCCATCATGATCGTCATGGTCAGCTTGTTGGAGGCGTGGATGTCCTTGATGCTCTGGCACTCGAAGGGCATGCGCGGCGCGAAGGCGTTGAGCGGCGTCTGGCCCGGCACCACAAGCTTGAAGCCCGTCTTGGCCGGCACCGTGTCAATGTAGCCCACGCGCTCGCCGGGCTTCATGAGCTTGAAGCTGATGCTCTCGCCCCACTTGGCCGGCAGCGGCTTGACGTTCTGAGACCAGCTCATTTTTTTCTCGTGGATGACGGCAGTTGGTCAGATGACGGGTTTAGGTTGGTCAGATGACGGTCAGCTGACGGGTAGACTTGTGTGGATGGGGTTCAGGCTTCCCGTGTAGACCTTCGGATCGCCAACCCCGCTTTCTGTGCCAACCCCGCTTCCGGGTTTGGGAGTGGTCTCCTCCACGTCCAGTGAGCTTACACAGGAGCGGCCACAGCACACAGACCGGATCCTTCGGTGGTTTGCCATAGTGAACAGAGGAATGATAAACTTGTAGAACACAAGGAGGGCGACTGTGAACGCAGTCCCAACCCCGCCTGCGACCAGTGTCTGGTTAGAATCACCCATTCTCACTCTACATAAGCCAGAATGCCGCGTGCGAGGAAGGCCAGGAAATTGACTGGCGGTGCGAGGTCCACTGCAGAAGCTGTGGCTGATCTGGTTTTGAACCCCAAGGACACACTTCAGGACTTCAAGACGTTCTTCACTGAGATCGGCAAGATCTTCAACAATGGCAACGTCGGCGACGGTCTTCGTCAGCATGGTGTCAAAGCCTCCAAGCTCTTGATCAAGTACCTTCCTCTCGGAGGAGCCCCTGGCTTTGCTGCTGCCACTGCGCTTGAAAAGCTTCAAATCACCAAATGGATCAACATTCTCGCCACTCTTATTGACTTTGTCATTGGAAAGGGAAACATCATGGACTTCCTTAATGCCCTAAGGGAGCTCGTTGGGGACATCTTTGACTTGATCAAGAATGTTGTCACAGAAATCGTCAAGAACCCCAACCTAATCCTCAATCCAGTCAAAGACGCATTCATGGGTTTGGCAAATACATGGGAAGAGGCTTTGAACCCCGCGTTTGCAGCACAAGAGGAAGCGAAAAGAAGGGACGCGAAGCTGCTCCGGGACGAACAAATCCTGGCAGAAGAAGTCATCCAAGACTCTATTGATGAAGCCATTGACACGTTTGAAGAAAACGAACCAGCCAACATTGACCAGGCTTTGCGATACATGAATGATCTGGGTATTTCTCGCGATAAACTCCCTAGATATGCGCCGAACATTGACTTTGCTGACGACGAAGCAGATCGATCGGTGCTTGATGATCGCCCACAACTCAACGAGGATCGCAGAAAGGAAATCCAAGGCAAAATTTACGCGTTCTCACAGAAAAGGTACATGGATCCAGACAAGGTCGCCAAGAGCAAAGAGTACGATTCGCAAGTGTTGAGGATGACATATGCTTCGGGCGCTTATATTGTGCCGTGGCTCCTCTATCTCCGAGACAACTGGGACAAGAAGCCTGAGTGGATGAAGGATGTTCCTGCACTGCCAAACTGGGAGCCGCAAAGGTTTTTCGATTTAGCCCAGGCACCATGGGGAAGCGGAAAGGACGAGTACGATAATGCCATGAACCCATGGTATGCCGCAATGGGGAAGGCCATTAAGGATAACGATAAAGTGGTTGCAGACAAGATCGAGGAGAGACGACAGGAGAGGAACCAGAATTGGGCGGCAAATGAAGCAGCACGCGTAAAGAGGATGGACGAAGCTAACGCTTCAAGGCCCGAAAAGTACAAGGCTGCCATTATAGACTTTGCCAAGAAGACGAACCAAGCTGCACCAGTAGGCGACGATCCTTATTCAGACGAATTCCAGCAATCAATGCCTGTTATGACACCCGCTGATGAATATTATGTCTCGCTGGTTGTTGATGGGACGAGAAGCGGAAAGATAGTAAATGGGGTTATGGAGGATCCTCAGCCTGCAACAGCAGAACAGCTTACTGAGCAGTGGAAAAACGCAACTGCTTCGCATGAAGTGGAGGGCGAATACGGCCTTCTTTCGACTCTTAAAGGTTTCATGGCTATGATATTTCCAGATGGAAAGGACCCTACAGGGGACTACTGGAAGAAATATGCCGACCAGCAGTCCTTTAAGGCGAAAAAGCTTATCGAACTGATCAAGAAAAAGCCTAATGGGGTACAGAAACTCAAGGATTTTGCCAAGACCCTTCCACCAGGCCCCGAAAACGATAACAAACAAATGAACTGGGTATTAGCAATGACAGACCCAGAGGCTTTCATGAAGGCTAACCCAGCCCCAGGAATGGCTCCTCCCCCAGCCCTTCCCGAGCTACCCGGACCACCTGCGCCGCCCGCAGCCCCTGCAGCGCCTGCAGCCCCTGCAGCTGCTGCCGCCCCTGCAGCCCCTGGAGGGGCAGCCGAGCCTGAAGACGAGGAAGAAGATCAGTTCCCTAACATGTACGGTGGGGGTATGACTAGCGGGTCTAAGCATCCCTTCCGACACCTTGAGTCACAGAGGGTAAGGGCTGGGAAGAGGCCTCGTCTTCAGCTGCTTGACCCCTACTTCTTCGAAGGGACGCTGTGACCGCTGTGACGTTTACTCCTTTGCACACACCCCTCCCCCCTCGATGGCTGCTGTAGATGGCTGCTGATGAACCCCGCTGTTACGCTGCACTGTCTCGCTGCACTTTCGAGTCACTCTTGTTGTTACCTTGTCCTTACTCGTCCTCATCTTCGTCATCCTCGATCTCATCCTCCGCCTCCGCGGCCGCAGAAGCCTTCGCCGCCGCCGCCGCCTCCTTCTTGGCCTTCTTCTGCTTCTTGAAGGCCTTGATGTGGCTGCTTGAGTTGTAGTGATCGACGGCCTCCTTGAGCTCCTTGAAGACCGGGTTGGGCTTGCAGACCTCGCACATCAGCGTAGGCGAGCGCGTGTCGGCCTTCAGCATGCGGTCAGCCGCCGAGGCCGCGGCCTTCCCCGGGTTGTAGGGGTTGTAGTCCCGGTGCGCGAAGCGCGAAGAGCTTGAAGAGCTTGAAGACGAAGAGCTTGAAGAGCTTGAAGCCGCTGGGGGCGCGCCCCCGCCGCCCATGCCCACCTCCAGGTCCTCGCCAGACTCACTCCCGGAAGACTCGCCCTCAACCTCCTCCTCTTCCTCTGAAGAGTCCTCGGTCTTCGCCTTCTTGCGGTAGCCCTCGTTGGGGTAGCGCGAGGTAGCCTTCGTGACCGAGGCCTGGTGGCCGCGCTTCTTGTCGATGAGGCCCTCCTTCAGCTTGAGGTTCTCGCGCGTAAGCTCCTTGACCTTGCTGCGCGCAGACTTCATGCCTCCAGAGACCTGCTTGAGGCGGGCCTCGAGCTGGTGGATCTGCATCTTCAGGTCCGAGAAGGCCTGGCAGTGCGGGCTAAGCTGGTCGTTGACGAACTCCTCCAGGCGGCCGAAGGTCTCGATTGACTTGGCCAGCTCCTGGTCTACGTTGTCCAGGTGGTCCACAACCTCCTGCTGGCTCTCGCCGATCTTCTCAATGCCAACAAAGGCGGCTCCCTTGAACTCGTCCATCTTGTGCTTGTGGCTGAAGGACTCCTTCTCGAGCTCCTTGATGCGCTCTCCGTTGGCCTCAACCTTGACGATGAGCTCCTCCAGGCGGCTGTAGACCCGCTCCACAAGCTCGTAGACCTTGGGCTTGGGCGCGGCCGGGGCCGAGGAAGACTCCGCGGAAGCCTCGGCTGAAGGCTCGGGGTCACCCTCGCGGCGCGGCATGGCCGAGCGCTCACTCAGGTTGCTCAGCTCGAAGAGGTGGTGCCCCGAAGGGTGCGCCGGGCTAGGCATGGCGCTAGGCATGGCGCTGGCCGGGATGTGACCGCGCGGCAGGCGGCCCGGAGAGAACATGTCACTCATTCTAGCTTAGACTGTGAAGGGAAGGCAGGGTCTACAGGTAAGACCAGGAAGGCTTTGTGTGCATGCGAGCGTGTTGTGTGTGCGGCCTAGCGAGGTTAGGCAACGAAGCCTTTTCAGAGGGTCGTGTGTAAGGAGCAGCCCATAAACCGCCTTGAAGCCGAAAGACACCTTTGGCATCCCTTCGCCTGTTAGACACCCGGTAAGGGTCACAAGCCTATCAGAGTCTATTTAGTCTATCAGGGTCTATCTTCCGCGACGAAGGCTTGCGTTGCCCCACCATCCTTCTAACAAACTAGGGGCGAAGTCCTCCAATGCCTCTCCAAGCCCCAAGGGTAGGCCCCGAGGGTCGCGGCTGCCCCGAGGTTAAGAGGTCTGAACAAGCTTACACACAACCCTCTAGGCCGAGACAGGTGCTTTGAAAAGCAAGCATCTAGTAAGGAACGTAACCAGGCATCATAATATTATTATCGAATTTGTCGAGCTACGGGCTCCTACCCCCGTGAAAATTACTACAGGTGCATCCGGTATAGATAGGGTGTGTCGTCCCGATCCCGCTCCGTCCGCCGACGGGCGTGGGCGTCTGCCCACGGCGCATGGGCGTCTGCCCACGGCGTGACCGCGGCGCGTGTGCGCGCGCGCGGTGCACCCCTCAGTCCTCTTCGTCGCTCCCGCGCCGCCCGCGCGCGCGCGCCACAGCCGTCTCGCGCGCCGCCTCCATGTCCTCGCGCTGCCTCTTTTTTTTTGCCACCTGCGCCGCCGCGCGCGCCGCGTCCTCCTTTGCGCGCTCCGCCGCATCCGCTTCCTCCGCCTCACGCTCCTCTAGCAGCCGCTTAAACAGCTCGGCGCCCGAAGGCGGCGGCGGCGGCGGCGCGCCCGCGCCAGCCACCGAGTGCGCGCTGAAGGGCGGCGCCGGCGAGAGCACGATGTGCTGAAGGCGGTCCGCAGACCACACGCCCATGGGAGGCGCGTGGTTGGAAAAGAAGACCACGTGAGGCACTTTGAAGACCTTCATCTTCGACTGGTACTTGGAGCTTACCAGCTGGCCGTTCTTCAGCTTCTCGGCCATCACAAACAGGTCCTTTAGAAGGGTCACGTCCGTAGGCCGCGCGATGTCGAAGATCACGATGGGCTGAGACGCGTAGGCAAAGGCACAGTCAGCCATGCGGCCGTCAAGCTCCACGGCGTTCATGGCCCGGCACAGGTAAGTGCTCAGGCGGCTCTTGCCCTGGCCGCCCTTCCCGTCCTCAATCCAGTAAATGTGGCGGTCATCCGCCGGGCCACTCAGGATCTTTACAAGGCACATCTGCCACGGGCGAAGCTTGAAGTCAGGGCTCTCTACCTCTTTTGGCATCACCATGTCCGCCAGCTGCGTGATGCCACTCGGGTACCGCACGAACTGGCCCGTGAACTGCTCCGCCACCAGGCGCATGCCCTCCTGCGGCCCGTGCTCGCGCAAAAGCTCGCGGATAGCGTCAAAGTCCGTCCGCTCGCCCTGGCCGCCACGCTTGTCCGTGCCATGGCTCCAGGGCGCCCGCGCAATGAGCTCGCCCTCGGGCACGGCGCGCACCGCGGCGTCCGTGTGGCGCGCGATGTGACCCTTGCGGTCTTTCAGGTAGACCGGGCGGCTCTCGAACTTCTTGGCCCAGATAAGGTCAGGGTCTACAGCCACAGCCTCGTCGTCGCTCGCACCGCCCCCCACCGGCGCAGCCTCAGGCTTGGCCATGAGCCACTCCCGCACCGCACCAATGCGAGACTGGCTCGAGAACTCAAAGTAGCCACGAAACTTGAAGCCCTCGTCCTTCGAGCCCTCAACCTGGCCACAGCCATACGTCACAAGCTCAGCCAGCTCGCGCGGCATGGGCCCAGGCTGGAAGCTCGAGTAGTCCGTGTCCACAATCACCACCCATGCGCGCGCACAGCCCACTGAGCTGCCTCCAGACACCATAGAGGAGGAAGACGACGAAGAAGACGAAGAGGACGACGAATAAGACATTGTGGCTTTTGCAAGCTTGACAAACGGTCTACGTCATCACCGTCAGCTGACGAGCCTGAGTGGGCTAGGCCAAGGTAAGATCGGTCTGAACTTTTGAAGCTTTGAGCCAGCGCGCGCACGCCCAACCCCGCTTTGCCAACCCCGCTTTCGGGCTTCACTTTTTAAGGAAAGGTCAAAACAAGCGTAGTGTGACCCCACGAAAAAGAGTCAGCCCACGCGTCATCCGACGTCGAGTCCGAGCCCAAGATGAAGATGGAGTCCGACCACGAGTCCGACCACGAGTCCGACCACGAGTCCGACCAGGAGTCCGACCAGGAGTCCCAGCCTGAGATGGAGGACGAGGAGCCAAAGCAGCACTTCGACATCGAGATCCACAAGATGATTCCAGAGCAGTGCAACTGTCCGGCTATTGAGGGCATCTGCGACGTCTGCCGGCTCGGGCGCAACGCCGTGTGCGAGCTCTGCCAGTTCACGCTTCCCCCGTGTGACTTCACCCACAAATGCGCATGCGACCACTCTATTATCAAGGGGTTCTACTTCCACCACATCAAGTACTCCGGCTACCACATCAACATCTGCACAGGGTGCAAGGACCTCGACCCCGTCGTGCTCAAGCAGCGCCTCGACGATCACTACGACGAGCGCTACTTCGACCGTAAGATGCCCGCCTCGACGCGAGAGGACTGGGAGGTGCTGGAGGAGCGCCACAAGGCCATCCTTAAGTACTTTAAGGACACATATGGCCCTCATAGTGCGGGTATGAGTCAAGAAGCCTTCGACGCGTGGTGCCTCGAACACGCCGACGATTTGTACGACAAGACGTATTACGCCGCCTGGCTAGCGGATGAGTGAAACCCCGCCTCATAACTTTAGAAGCACCACGTTTTAGAAGTCAGTCTACGCGTCACCCCACGTTGACTGACGGGATGGAGCCTCCCCATGATGATGCCAACTGTGACATGTGCTTCTGGCGCAACAACACGCGCTGCAACATTTGTGACTACGAGCCACCGCCGTGTGACCGCACCCGCTTTCGCGGCGAGCGCTTTGCCATCCGCATCACAGAGAACCGCCAGGCCATCTTTCTCTGCTCTGGCTGCGACGCGCTTCATGACGCCGCGGGCCTTGAGCAAAGGATCCGTGAGCTCAACATGTTACGCAGCGTCCTGCTGGCAGGCCACCGCCGCTTCATGTCTGCCTTCACAGACTCGCAGATTTCAACGGCTACAGTCATTCATAACCCGGAAGACGACTACGAAGCCTTTGAGCAGGTCGACGCAACCGACCCCATTGACCAGGCCCTGGACTTTATCCCGGCGCCCTCGGCCGAGTTCAACTACCTTCTGGCCGCCATCACGTCAGATCCTTCACTAGACCCTTATCCACCAGGCGTGATCTCACTGGACCCGAACTAGTCTGTAGATCCACTTTGAACCTTTTAAGACCACAGTCACAATGCCCGCAAAGTCGCGCCCGAAGACCCACAAACGAAAGCTTGGAAAGTTCACAGCCAGGGAGGTTCACAAGCTCCACAGGCTGTTTCCTAAGGCGCCTAGGCAGATGGTCTTCCGGCGTGGTCGCGCGGTAAAGGGCGGGAGGATGTACTAAAGCCACACTTTCACCAGCTGTCTCCTCCATGGTATCAGCTGACGCGTGCGGGCGCGGAAATGTAGGGGACGCGTCAAAAACGCTGGGACGAGGTTACACGACGCCCCTTCAACGCGCTCCAGACTTAGTGACCCAATCCCACAAACTTTTAGGGAGCGACTCCCTTCAAAAAATGGCACCACCGTCTGACGATGATTGGTTCAAGTCAGTCGACGCGTCTACATCGTTGAGACCAAAGAGTAAGGTCAGCTATAAGAAGCACCTGCGTGGCCTTCTAAAGGCGTGTAATAACGTGAACACCCTCTCTGAGATCATGTTCAACTTTGAGCGTTGCTTTCCCTATCTCGCGAGGCTTCCGCCCAACATCCAGCGAAGCCATCTCACAGCCGTCCTCTGTCTCTTTAAGCGTGGTGAAGAGATGCGCCACTTTCGGCGGTGTGACCCTGTAGTCAATAGCCAGTACAAGCAGTGGCTTGAAGCCTTGGCGCGCTGCAACAATGCCAACCGCAAGCGCATTGACGACAACCTTCCCTCTGAACGAGAGATCGAGTCTGCAGCCACCATGAAAGAGTGGGACGATGCTCTAGACGAGATGCTTGAAAAAGACCCTCATTCTCAAGAGACCCTCCTTATCGCCTTTCAGACCATGGCCCTGCCGCCCCTGCGTGGCAGCGACCTCTCGCACGTGCGCATCGGCTACCAGCCCACGGGCAACTACTTCATGGTGAGACCCGACGGCTCAGGCGAGCTCGTCATCCGCGACCACAAGTCTGCGCGCTTTTTTCCCCGACTCGAGCGCGTGATCCCGCGCCAGCTCGTGCGCATGGTCGAGCGGTCCGTGCGAGACCAGCCCCGCAATTGGCTCTTTTCAACGCAGAGTGGGGGCGAGTACTCAAGCTCGGGGTATCTCAAGTGGAAGTCTCTGGCTTTTCAGAGAGCCTTTGGTGGACGGCGCGTGACAAGCAACTCCCTTCGCCACGCCTTTGTCACAGAGCGCGTGCACGGCAACCCCAATCTCTCTACCAACCAGGCACGAAGCATCGCTGAGTCTATGGGTCACTCTCTTGATATGCAGAGGCAATACGTACGATTGCGGCTACAAGGGAGAACGTTCTAAGATGCCACCGGGGCCTCAGAAGGAGCCTGCGACTCGGCGGGCTGCTCGCCAGATGAGCCTGCAGCGCCGTCCGCAGGAGTAGTAGGCGGAGCAGAAGCGGTAGCAAGGCGGTTACGGAGACGGCTGGCCTTTGCATACTCCCGCTCGCGCTTGCGACGCTCCTCGCAACGGACACAGGGCTTGACCTTTGCGACACGCGCCTTCTTTGGCCCGACCGGCCCGGCCGCAGCCTCGGGGACCGGCGCGGCATTCTCCTCCCCAGGGGCAAAAACAACCGCGTCAGGGGACACGACAGGCGCGTCAACCGACGTCAGACCAACGTCCACACGCTTCGGATTAGTCTGCTTGACGCGCGGCATCTTTGTTGTTCGCATTTGAGATGGACGATGTGAAGTCTCCGTATTTTAAGAAAGTTGAAGGGTATGCTCTCTCGGAAGACGATATCCGGAAGCTTATTGGCAACGTTCCCATCATGAGGTACCCAGAGCTTGAAAAGTTCTCGAACCCAGATGAGATGTTCAAGGGGCATCGGGCAGTGGTGCTCCTCTTTCTCACTGAAAACCAAAACAACGGTCACTGGCTCGCCGTCTTGAACCACCCCGACCAAATTGAGGTGTTTGACAGCTACGGGGTAAGTCCATGGTGTTTTTTGTGGTGGTTTTTTGAAGGGCAGAAAGGGGGCGCTTCGAAGTGAAGTAAAGGTTCACTTCGAAGCACTGCACTGGACTCGGACTGGATTATTACTTCACTTCGAAGCGCCCCTTTCTGCCCTTCAAAAAATTTACATAGAGAAAAAACACTCACCACCCCTTCCCCTCCCGCCAGGTCCCGATCGATGGAAACCGCAGGTGGCTCTCAAAGGCTGATCTTGACCGTTTTGACCAGGAGTCTCCACTTCTACGAAACGTGCTCCATGGCTCAAACAAGCCTGTTATCCACAACAACTACAGGCTGCAAAAAGATGACGCGGATACCTGCGGGCGGTGGGTTGCGGCGAGGATCATGAACATGGAGATGCCTCTTTACAAGTTTGTGGATGCAATGGTTCAGGCTCCAGGAACTCCAGATCAAACTGTTACAAGATACATTTACCCGTTTCTTGGAAAGTAGAAATGTACGGCCGTGGTGTAAAACGAGATCTACTCGGGGGTGCTGTCAGTGCGGGTGTAGTGACGAGGGCATCCGACGGAAGTGTGCACTATAACACAAATCTGGTGTGCGAGACGACCTTTGACAATGGAGTCAACTCACTGGGCGCGCACGGTCGTTTTGCCAAGTTTTCCGAGACGCGGACGCAGACCATCGTAGGCAACACCGCGAACTTTTCAGTTGCCCTAGTGCGAGCAACCATCGCGTCCAACGAGATTCCGCTTTTTAAGGCAAGGACGTCTGGCTATGGCATTGAGAATGGCGTGCCTTACTGGGAGTGCACCGCACAGCCGGGCATCGCCTTTACCTGGACTGGCCCTGTCTACACGACGAACACGACGAGTGTCGGTCCGCAGTCTAACGTAGACTGGTTATATGCGGCCTACCCCAACCGAGGCTTCATCCCGTACTACACGTCGTGCACGGTGCCTGGCGCGTCGCCGACAGTGCCGCAGATCAAGTATGGCGTGATTGATCTCTCGACGGCGGGCATTTCCAGCGACACGCTTGCGACTGTTGTGGCGTCTCGCCTCACGACCCTGCTGACTGCGGCGGCGGGCTTTACAGTGACTGTGACGTCTCCTACCTCCTCCCCATCTGCGTCCATGACTCAGCAGTACTCGATCGTGAATGGCAGCGCGACGACGTCGCTGTTCCTGGACTTCTCGTTCCCCGTTTCCTATGCACAGAACCGCTGGGCGTCTACGGGAACGAACCCTTCAAAGGCAGGCATCCTTCAGGCGTGCAAGCTGCTGGGTTTTGTGCCTGGTCAGGTTTTCTTCGCGCTGGCGAACACGACGACGCTGTTTCCGCGGGCGTACCAGTTGGGCTTCCGGTCTGTCCTTGACCTGTACTCTTATAAGACTGCGCGCTGGGTGCCGGAGGATAAGACCGTGCCTGTGCCGAGTCCACCTCTGGATATGAACGACCAGAATGCCACCTACTTTGACTGCCACAGCTACAGCCACTTCCTGGACAATGTGATCAATCCAACGTTTGAGCGGTGCATCTTTGATCCCTATGACTCGGGCAATGTTCTGAGTGACCAGTGCCTGCAGCGCCAGCTCCAGAAGTGCTGTTATGCGAACTGCGCAGCGGTCCTTCCGTGGAACCAGTCAGCAGCCTACGTTGTGGACAATGCTGTCGTTTACCAAGGGATTGCGTATGTCTGCATTGCTGCGAATAACGGAAACACCCCTCCAAATTCGCCGCAATTCTGGCTGTCGTGCGGCGCGTCTCTCAACTACTCGTTCCAGGACGGAAAGGTCGGTTATTTGGTGGGCGACGTCGTCACAATCTCGAGCGGCACAGCCACGTTATACGCCACGGCCACCACGACGACGACTGGCCCGCCTCCTACATCCGCGGGCAGTGGCAATGGCTGGACGTCTGTGGCGGGCTTCAACAACAACGGCAATGGGACTCAGGTGCAGGCTATGATTCCAGCCATTGGGACTCTAGCTCCGAGAATCACCTTCAACAACTTCAGCTACTGCTTCGAGCTCGCTCTGGATGCCTACGGATACGGTGGCACAAGCTATGCGAACGCGGACGATGGGGGAAGTGGCTTTAATGATGATCCTCAGTTCCCGCAGACGGTGGCCCAGCAGGCTTATAACCAGTCACTCAACGACATTGCCCGTGACTCATGGGGCGTCACAGGCACGAACAACCTGACGACGCTTCCCTACTTCCACAGGGCTCACCCTCTAATTACCTTTGACGAGCGTTGCTTGGTTGAGGCGGACGACTACTTCTTTCAGCTCTTTGGCAACTGGCCGGCCCTGCGTCTAAACTACTTTGACCCTGTGACGAAGATCACTACGTCCTACGTGCGCTACTTGCCTCAAGCTGCAAACGCGCAGGCGATTCTTAGCCAGTTTAACGGTTTTCCGCCGCTGGCTCTGATTGACAGTTCGCCTGGCACTTCTGGTCTGGGCTCCACATATAAGCCCTATGGCCGAATTGAGGGCGCTGTGCCGTACTTTTACAGGTTCGTTCAGGATTACCCGTCGATCGGTTTGGCGTGGAATCCAGTGGATGCAATCCTGGTCTTGACTGCCAACGTGCCGATCGACCCGGACCTCGCCACGCCCCCCTTCCTTATCGACGATGCTGGAAACGTGAATCTTCAGTCGAACGGCAACATTCTCAAGCTTCTCGCGGAAATCAATGTGAAGCCTGTTGGCTTCGAGCCGACTGGCCAGCAGCTTCGAAATGAGATCATCTTTGACCCGGTAACCCCGGTCCACATGGACATGCAGTCTTCGCAGAACTTCATCAAGTTCGACTACCAGCTGTTCCTCCGCTTCAAGGACCAGACAGTCCGGGCCCTGACCTTGCCACAGGGAGGTGCTGCAAACCTGCGCTTCGTGTTCTCGCGAAAGTAGAGTGAAACGTGTGCATTCGTCACAACACTTCCTTGAACACGTCGCTCTACAATCACCCTTTTCGTAGCTAAACTCACAAAGCCAGGATGTCGAAGATCATCAAGGTGGCGGTGACGGATGCGCGTCTCATTCAGGAGGAGCCGGCGTACGCCGTGCAGAAGGGCGCGCTCTCCGTGAGCGTTGCGCCGTTCCAGGCCATTTCGGCGTCGAGCTCGCAGATGACGTTCCAGGTCCTGGTGCCCTCTCTCAACGTTTTCGTGGACCGCAAGATTGACATTGCGACGCCGCTCTCGTTCAATGCCAATGTCTTCTACGGCGGCGCGCGTGGTTCGGGCTTGAAGCAGGTGTATCACTGCACTTTTGCATCTGCCCTTGGCCAGGGTGAGTATCAGGTCACGACATCCGCCTTCTTCTTCGAGGGAAGTGCCGCCACCGCGCCCTTCGCTTCTATTATCAATGGATATACTCTCGGTCAGCCTTTTCAGCTTGTCGGCCCTGGCTTTGCTCCTGGAACGGTTGTTTATAATGCTGTAAATGCTGGCGGCGGTCAGGTTCAGCTAAGCTTTACGCCTCCTCTTACGTTTGGTGTGAGTGGAGGTAAACATTTCATGCTCCTGAACCCTGACCGCTATGACGTGCCTGACGCTGGCATGTCGCGTGGGTCTCTCAGCTCCACGATTGGCTCTGATTGCGGGCAGGCGCTGGGTGAGGGCGGCCTGGCTGGCGGCCTGACTGGCTGGTGCAGTGCGGTGAGCGGCAAGGACCTGGCGTGGACTCAGTTCCCGATCCAGTCGAGCCTTGTGAACATGACTGCGACGCTCAACGACTGCACGGTCACGACGAACGGCGACACGCTCCGCGAGCAGATCCTGCTCACGTCGTCCGAGGAGACTCTGAAGCAGCGCACCACGCCGAGCAACTTTGACGTGTTTGCGTGGGGCCGCGACGACGTCCAGAATAACGCGGGCAATTTCGCGACCTACAGCGTCGTGAACCAGTATGGCGACGTCCCTAACGGTGCGTGGCCCACAGCGTGGTCGGCGAATCCGGCGTGCTCTCAGCAGCTTTCGGGGATCACTGCGACTCAGGCTGCGGGAGGTGCCACCGGCGCAAACCCCAGTATCTGGCCGTTCTTTGATGCGGGCACGATCAAGAGCTTCATGCCTAACGGTGTAGCCCCTGGAAATTCGCGTCTCGGTGGTGTGGGCTGGTATGTGGCCAGGGTGTCGACCCAGGTTCAGCTTCAGAGCACCGCACAGAACGTCCTTGTGCCGTTCCTGAACAACCAGCCTGTGTGGACCACGAATTTCCCGGGTGGGGACCTGTATGGCGCGTACGCTGGTGCGGCCATTTACATTGGTAGCTCTGCGGGTTATGGTACCAGCTTCCAGGTTTCAGGCAACACTCTGACTCTTAACGTGGATGTTCCCCCTATGTGCATGGTCGGCGCACGACTCTACGACGCAACGACGAACAGTGCTCTGGTGACGGCGGCACCTCTCGCTGCAAACAACACGAATGCTTCTGGCGTGTTCGCATTCGTCAGCAGCCTGTCTCTTGGCCAGCTCGGAAAGGCTGGTTCGTCCTATCTTATCAGCTGGTCTTCTGTGTCCTCTGCTCCCACTCTCAAGCCTACGGGTACGTTTGCAGGTGGCATGTTTGGCCTCCAGGCTGGCTGCCCTGTCCAGTTCCCTCTGCCGGTCTACGGTACCATTGCCTGCACTGAGCCCCTGGTGATCTCGCCTCTGATCTGGGCGGACTCTGCTGAGTTTCAGTCGGTTGGTCTTTATGGTATGACCAACATGCAGTTCGTGCTGAACTTCTCGACTCTTGGCACAACGCGCGCAATCGCCAACCCCTCCACCACGATTACCAGCAGCACAACTGCTGTTTTCACAGCAAGCCAGCCGTATTGGGTTGACGACCTCTCCCAGCCTAACCCGAACACGGGCAACATCCTGCGGTCTTCGAACGTCCGCTCTGTGCTCTCGGACCTCACGTTTGCGCCTGCTGGCATCAACGGTCCCTGGGGCGGCGGTCCGGCTTCGATCCTCCAGACCAACACCCAGTCCCCGACGTTGTACGCGACGTTCCTGACGCCGGGCGTTGACGTCCAGCTTCCCGACGTTTCGACCGTCCCCTACTCCGAGTTCCCTCGCTACTTTTACTCGACGGGCCAGGCGATGGCCTCTGGAACCCCGAGCGTCACCTCTCAGACGATCTCTCTCACGTCAATCCCGGACATGGTCATGGTCTACGTGAAGCCTCGCACGCGCGGTCCTTCGCAGCTGGACCAGTACATCCCTATCAAGGGTGCGCAGATCACCTTTGACAACTTCAGCAACCTCTGCAGCACGTTCCAGCAGGTGCACCTGTATGACTCTGCGGTTGCGGCGGGTCTTGACATGACCTGGCACCAGTGGCGCGGCTTCTCGCAGGCGGAGTACCCCTCGGGCGTCCTGGGGTCTGCCGATGGCGGGTCGAGCAGTGTGCAGGCTTATACCCAGCAGAGCCCGTTTACGCAGCTCAGCGGTGGTCCGTTGCTTCTGCGCTTTGGCCAGGACATCACGCTGCAGCCTGGTCTGGCGCCGGGGTGCCTGGGCAACTACTCCTTCCAGATCACCCTTACGCTCGACAACACGAAGGGCTTCTTCACCTACACCACGGACCCTATCATCACGATCATTGCCATCAACAGCGGCTTCTTCGAGACCATGCGCGGCCAGTCGGCGATCCGCAAGACCATTCTGCAGATGGCGGACGTGGCGGCGGCGACGACGGACAGTGGCATTTCGAAGACGCAGCTCAACCGCATGATTGGGCGTGGCAACTACATGAGCGGCGGCTCCAATTTCCTCCAGCGGGGTTTGAGCATGTTCAAGGAGGGCGACAAGCTCAACAAGCGCTTTGGTCTCACGAACCTTGCGCGCACGTACGGTGGCGAGACCGGTGGGCGCCTCGCCGACATGGCGGAGGGTGCCCTGAGCGCCGGCTCTGCAATGAACGACTCGCTCTACGGCGGCGCCAAGCGTCACCGCTCGTCGGGTCTGTAAATCCAGCGACTCGTAGACCCACGGCTCAGGAAGCACACAGCTACGTAGGCTGACATCAACCAACTCAAAATGAAGGCAGTGGGCTCTCGCGCGGAAGTCTTCCACGGCAACGCCAAGCGCACGTCGGGGCGCCTGGTGAAAGACGATCTCATGAAGAACAAGGCGGGGCGCATCGTGTCAAAGCAGAAGCACGCGGCGGGCAAGGTTGCGCTCAAGTATCTTCACGCAAAGGGGTATATCGCGGTCAAGGGCAAGTTCGGGAGTGCACGCAAGGTAGGGAACGCGGCGCCAATGGCTCCAGAGGCTCCAGTGGCTCCAGAGGCTTCAAGCGACTCAGTGGCTAAAATCGCTCTGGTCGACAACCTCGAAGTCGCACCCGGTGGGGTGGGGCCCGGCGTCGCTGTTGCACCGGTGGCTGCAGCTCCCGTCGCTGCTGCGTCGTGAGTGGTGCACACAGGCGTAGCACTCGTTTGCAATGCGGACCACAAAAGGCTTTAGCGTGAGACCCCTATTCGCAGCCCTGGCAAGGAGAAGACCACGCGTGTAGATGCGTGTGTGGGTTGACTCCTTGTTGGTCACATACTGCTTAGGCTCCATCCCAACCCCGCTTTGCCAACCCCGCTTTGCTGTTCGATATAAGCCGAGCGTAAACCCACGGACTGAAAAGAAAATGAATTAAAAATCAGAGGACGCGAATCTTTGCCAAAACTGAGCGCCGGCCCGCCCCCACCGCGTTCTCGGCTTCACCAGGCGCGGCAAAAAGCGCCCGGTCCGATCCGAGTCGATTTGCAAAAGTTCTGATCTTCGATTTGAAAATGTCGTCAGCCCACGCTTCGCCGTTTGCGTGCGGCGACGAGGACGCGCCACCGGAGCCACCAAAGCCACAACCGGCACCGCGGGTGCGCCGGTCGACGTCGGGGCAGGCGCCGCCCCCGGCCGTGCGATGGCAGGCGCCTGCGCAGGCCGAGGAGGCCCCGGACTACAGCGACGACGAGGACTACCTTCACGGCAGCGCGGTGGTCAAGCGCCAGAAGGACGAGGAGCGCAAGCGTAGCCACTCGGAGATAAGCTGCATCTGCGACGACCTGCCGCGCGCCGGGTGCCCCGTCCATGGCGCCCGTGGCAACAGCCGCTCTTTTTTGCACGCACTCGAGGTGGGGCGTGACTCAGAGGAAGAGTCCGATGACGAGGAGGACTGGAGTGCCGAGATGCCAGAGCCACTGCCGCAGTCTATCCTGGCGCCGCAGGTGAAGCCTGCTGCGGCGCCTGCGCCTGCGCCTGCCCCTTCAGCCTTGCCGGCCCCTCCGGTCATGGCGTCGCACGCGTCCGAGCTCATGGGCAGCGCGGTGCGCGAGGCCTTCCTCTCGGGCATCGAGCAGGGCAAGCGCATGCAGCTTCCTATGCAGTGCAAGACGTGCGCCGTGCGCAAGGAGCGCAACCGCGTGGCGGCCAAGGAGTCGCGGCAGAAGAAGCGACGCGAGGCGGAGATCGCGGTGTTCCAGGGCAAGGTGGACCGCGCGGCGGACGTCGCGGCGACGCGCGCCTTCTCTATCGCGGTGACCCAGGCCGCCACTTCGGCCGCGGTGATGGCCGCCATGGTCGGCGCTAGCGGGGGCGCGGGGGCGGGCGCGGGCGCGGGCGCGGGCGCGGGCGCGGGCGCGGGCGTGGGCACAGGGGCGGGCGCTCATGAGGAGGAAGAGCTGGTGCCACCGCCGTTCTAGTGCAACACGAGTCTACTTCGTCCTTTTTGCCTCTAGGAGCGCCGCCAGGGTAGTGATGTGCTTGTTACGGCTCTTTTCCCACGCCTGGAACTGGACAACACAGCCCTTGGCAAAAGAAGTGTCGCGCTCCTTGCGGCAGAGGTCGATGCGGTCAAAAAGGTCAAGGGCATAAACAAGGTCATGCTCTTCCTTTAACTGAGTCGCGAGAACCAGGTATCCCACTTCTATCTGACGTCGGTCTACGTCAACCGACGCCATGCCGAAAATCCCAGCGAAGAAGTCTTGTGTGAAGCCTACTGCGCGGTTGCTCACGCTAAAAAACTGCGAGTCGGTGGTGCCCAAGTTTGGTGTCAACGCACTCGAGACGAGCCCACCACAAGTGACCCCGCAGCACCACTGGTCCTTCGAGCTCGACAGCCTCCCGCCTCCGCGTCCACAGGAGCAGCATGGGATGCCCTGGGAGACCACGGACAACATAAGCTTCCGCGCCTTTCGCAAGAAGCTTCCAGAGCAAGTGACCCCAGAGTCCATCTTTACAAACATTGCCTTGCCTGCGCTGTCTACGCCTCTCGAGGGCGCGCAAAAAACGACCGAGTGGTTCCAGGCGCGCGCTTTTGCCGTGACTGCGAGCAGCTTTGGGGGAACAAGCGAGAATGCAGAGACGCTCCTAAAGTCAAAGACGTACCCGCTTCGCTATGGCTTCTGTGGCAACTCATATACAGAGTGGGGGTCAATGCACGAGAAGCATGCAGAAGAGGCTTTTGTGGCGTTTTTGGCAGAGCGCTCGGAGGGGTACACGCTCGAGCACCCTTCCCACCTCCGAGACCCTACACGCCCCTTCCTTGGCTTTAGCCCAGACGCCCTGCTGTGGGACAAGGACCGGACGGAGGTGGACTTGGTGGAGTATAAGTGCCCGGCGGCGCGCCGCTCCGGGCCCGGCCACCCGTATTCGAGCGACAAGCTGAACGTGCCTTCGCGCTATATGGCCCAAGTCCAAGGCAGCATGCACCTCCTTCGCGCGCTGTACCCGGGCGTCCGTTGTGTTCGCACGTGGTTCGTTGTTTGGCAAGCACACCAGTTCCACGTGACTCACGTGCCATACGTAGACCTCTATGCCAGCAAGACAGTCGAGCAAGCTGAATCATTTTTCAACGCCCGCTTCCTCCCTGCGTGCGTCGACGCTGTGCGGACACGAGAGAAGAGTATGCTTACGTTTCCTAACGAGGAGTCGTGCTTCGAGTTTCACGAGAGCTCTGAGACTAGCCTCCTGACGAGCCCAGCCCCGCCCGCCGAGGCAGCCCCCATGAGCTGCTCTCCGACGTGCTCGAGTACATCGTCCAGTGACTCCTTGTGTTGCTCTGCCTTGCCCGCTACGAACTTATCCAGTCCCTCCACTGCGTCGTCGACAACATCGTCGACCACCCTGTAGGTATTTGGGAAGGTGTTCACAACCCAGACACTGACCACCCTTGTGACCCAGGGTACCACGTACATGAAGAAGTCACGAACCACCACGTAGATGAGAACGATCTGGATGCACCACTCCAGAAGGTGAAGCTGTAGCGGCTGCACTCGCACATACGTCGTGATAGGCGACTGGGTTGGCGAAGGGCTAGCTGCAAACGACGGGATAAAGAAACCCATCGTGGCTTTAGTTTACTGACGTCTGCTGACAGTGTCTAGTAAATCGGAAGATGTTCAAGATCGGTTCTTTTGTTGAAGACGATGACCAGTTCCAGCCCATCGCGGTCTTGCACTCGAAAACGTCGCCGCGCGATGGGCTGTGTCTCATGGTTGACGCAAAGCAGCGGTCGATCATCCCTACACGCGACGTGGTCCTTCCGAGCGGTGAATTTTTTGCCCTGGAGCCGACGAATCTGGAAAAGGGTCGTGATGTGATCATGGTGGGTGGGAAGTCGGGAAGTGGCAAGAGCCACACTGCTCGCAACTTTGCCACCAGGTACCACATCCTGTGGCCGAAGCGGCCTATCTACGTCATTTCCTACCTTAAATACGACGATACGCTCGACGCTCTGAATTTTTTGAAGCGTCTCGATCCTTCGACTGAGTTTAAGGACGGCCCACCACCCCTCGACTTCTTTAACGACTCCCTGACCATCTTTGATGATATCGAGGGCTTCCAGCGCGATGACCCGGATCTACACGACCTTTTGCAGCAGACCATCGATATGCTTGCTACTACAGGTCGGCACAACTCGTCGTCGCTGCTCGTGGCATCCCACCTTCTCACGGACTACAAGCGCACGCGCCTCTTTCTCGGCGAGGCTCAGAAGTTCGTTCTCTTTCCTAACGGATGCAGCATGAAGCAGATGACCAACCTTTTGGGTCTTTATGGTGGCTGCGACACGGACGAGCTCCGCCGCATTCGGCGCTTGCCGAGTCGCTGGGTGGCGCTGTGCACCACGTTCCCGTCTCTTGTTCTCTACGAGTCAGGGTGCTACCTTCTGCACACTGACCACAACGCAGAGACAAGCAAGTCACAGCAGCCACGGAAGCGCCTTCGCTCTGCATCTGAGTCCGAGGACGAGCCTGAAGAAGTCACAACTTCCGCGCCGCCTGCTTCTGCACCGGCCTCCAAAAGCTCTGAACAGTAGAACACTGTGGGACAAAATGGTACGTTTAGCGGGTGATGTGGCGCCGGAGAGGTTCAATGGGTTCTACAACCAGGTGGCGCCCGGGGTGGACCTGATGAAGCGGCAGTTCCAGGACATCCCGTCGCCGGATTATCTCGTGCGACAGAGCGGCCTTCATGCGGGGTTCCCGAAGCCTCGCACGAAGCTTCGCAATATCGATGGGTTTATGAACTCGTCTACGAACTTCAACTCAGTCCAGAATGCGCCGCACTTTATCCGCATGCGGTACCAGCACCTTGCGCAGCGCGCTGCCGAGCGGGCTGCACGCGAGCTGGAGGAGAACCGCAAGAAGATCCACTACCTGAAACAGATGGATGCCGACCGCAAGGAGGCTCGGCGGACAAAGGTCAAGGCAGCCCCTTATAAGAGCGAGGCGGCGGGGTTGAAGTTGAAGCAGGCGCTTCGCCAGGTCCTCTACAAGGGCGACTACCGCATGCAGCGGGAGACGACGCGCTCTGTCAAGCAGAAGAAGCTTCTCGACAAGTTTGTCGGTCGCGACAGTGACACTCTTCTCCGGAAGATCGCGAAGGTCGAGGAGCCTCTGGATGAGGATGACCTGGATGAGCTGAAGCGTGCGGACAAGAAGCTCCAGGCTGAGCTGGCGGTCGCTGCTGCGGGGACTCCGGGCGGCGTGGCACCGCAGACGGTCGAGCGCCTTCGCAGGGTGGCGTCGCTGCGGGAGATCAACCCTGCTGCTTAATGTATGTACGCGTGGAAAGTTCCATGCTCTGACACCTTCTAATTTCGCTCCATCCTTTCGCAGGCTCGCCGCCGTGGTCGCGGTGTCCTGGACACGCTCAAGTCGGGCGCCACGAAGGGCCTTGCCCTGTCCAAGCAGTTCGGTGTGGCGGATGCGCTGAAGGGTATGGATAACTCGAAGGCAAAGATTCTCGGCCAGCTTCTCAGTATGGCTGGTGGTCGCCGGCCGAAGCGCCGCGTGTACCACCGCCGCCGTTAAGAAGGAAAGTCTGTAGATATTGCGTTCAAGAGTCCACGAGAATTCGTGGCTAAACATGGACCCTGATGAGGGCCTACGTAGGTTTCGCGTGGCTCAACGGGAGCTTGCTGCCGAGGAGGTGGCAGTGAGGCAGCAGGCTTACGCAACGTCGTCGTCGCGCCGGGTGGTTGGGTTGATTCAGCAGTCAAATGCGGTGCACAGAGGCCAGCGCCCCGAAGAGGACAACGTACAGCTCGTCAGTCGTTTTTACCATGTCGCACCGCCTCCTCTTATTTTTGTTGGGGAGTACGCCAAGCCTGTCTTTGACGCCAACGCCCTGAGTTCCATGACCCATGCAAGCGCCTTCAACACGGATGAAATTTACAGGGGCTTTGGAAACCCTTCCATCGAGGCTGAGATTGCTCTTCACAATGGCATTGCGGCCAAGTACAAGGCACGAAAGATCCCTCCTATCACACCCTACACGGGCTCAATCTTTGAGACGAAGCCTTTGAACGACCCTTCGCCTGAGGAAAGGGACCTCCTGAGGAAGGAAGAGGAGGAGGCCAAAAAGCAGGCTGCGGCTGCAGCACCAAGTCGTGGGGCTCCCACTGCACCATCCCCGCCGTTTTCTCCTGGTGGGACTGTAACCCGGCTCAATACCGTTGGCACTGTAGCGCCTGGGACTCCTGCTCCTAACAGGGCTCTTGCGGAGGCTCGGGCTGCACGTGAACAACGCCGCGCTGTTCCTGCTGCTGGTGTGGGTCCATTGTCTCCGGCAGGTGCTGTGGCAGGTGCTGTGGCTTCACCGGCTCCAGCTGCAGCCCCTGGGCCTACAGGAACTCCTGCGACTGGTACACAGCTGGACTTCACGTCTCCCACTGGCTTTGCCCCAGGGGCAGTCAGGGAGGGGGCGGATCAGCAAGGTGCGCAAAATCAAGAACTTGGGGGAGCTACTGTGGCAGCAGCATTACAGGCGGCGTCCCCTCAACCAGAAGCCGGCGCTCAGGTGCAAGGAACAGGCGACGTAAGCAGTCTTCTCTCATCAGAGTTCGTCAGTAATCTACTGGCAACTCTATGGGATACTGCGTCTAGTGCAATGGGAAACTCCGAGCGAATCGCACAAGCCTTCGTCACATTCACAAACCAGCTGCAGCAGCATGCAGCGGAAAACTTCCCTTCGGTACGCCCGGAAGCATTCATCAAGTTTCTGGCTGCAATCACCGCGGCTCTGTCATCACTGGTTCCTACCAATGACGGGTCTGTCGTATCCCAGATCCGAGCCCAGGCCGCAGCAACAGGGAGTGCGTCCATGTCTAACAACATCCTTCAAGCCACTCTGCCAAGGGAGCTTGCGGCTGTTCGAAGCACCCCAGGTCTAATTCAAGCAGTGACGCCTGCTCGTCTGCGACCACAGGCGGCACAACCGCAGGCACCGCAATCGCCATTTCCACGCTTTCCGTTGATTGACGACGTCGACGAAGCTCCTGCAGAGGCAGGTCCAAGCAACGCCGCAGCTGGAGCAGCAGGCGCGAGCAACGCCGCAGCTGGAGCAGCAGGCGCGAGCAACGCCGCAGCTGGAGCAGCAGGCGCGAGCAACGCCGCTGCAGCAGCAGCAGCACCAGTACCTCAGGCGGAAGCTGAAGAGGGCACTGTCGCTGCACGCTACACGGACCCGATAGCCCCAGGAGACATAGGGGAAGTTGAGCAACCGCAACCCGGTTCTGCATACTATCGCATTCGCCTTGGGGCTGTTGACGGAAGCAACAGGCCTCTGTATGCTTATTCAGACACAAATGCCATCAGCACTTCTCATGATGGCAAGGCTTTGTCTGCAAGCGAATTTGCAAACTCCGATAGGTTCGACCTTAAGACGAATGAGAAGGTCATGGGCGACGATAACAAACCTGTAAAGGTTGGCGAGTCGGTGATTGTTAAGCTCTACAGAGGGGGGAAAAACCTAAGCAAGGAAGACAAGAAAGTGCCATTCTTCGTGAGACTTGTGAACCGCACAGGGGGTGACCGTAAATCAAGGGATAAGTTTAGCTCCCCGATTGCACCTACACCACTGCAGAAGGCGACAGCAGCGGCGACAGAGGGTGTACGCAGTGCTTATAAGAGCATTCGCGAGAGGCTGGGCTTCTCCTCTCCAGAAGCGGGTACAACAGGCAGTGGTAAGCCACCGGAAAAGCGCAAGCGTTTCGAAAAGGGGTCTGCAGAGGCAAAGGCTTTTATGGCAGAGCTGAGAGCAAAGAGGCGCAAGTAGTGTCGAGGGTTTGTGTTCAGATCGAAGTGAGGTAGTTTCCCGGCCGAGCGCCCTCCGAGTCCCCTAAGCCTCACTTCGATTTGTGGACTCGGAGGCGGAGCCGGCCCCCCGGCGCGGCCAACTGTCTTGGACTCGGAGTCGGAGCCCGGCCCGCGGGCGCCCGTCGGCTGTCTTGGACTCCGACTCCGAGTCCAGGCCCGCGCGAACGTCGGTTGTCTTGGACTCTGACTCCGAGTCCAGGCCCGCGCGAACGCTAACCCTAACCCTAACCCTAGGCTAGGGTTGGCAAAAGGGGCCCCCTGAGGGTTAACTATAGTTAACCCTCAGGGGGCCCCTTTTGCCAACCCTAGC